CATCCACGAGCATAGTCGCCCATGATCAAATAACTCACGGCCAAATTGAATCGGGCTGTGACACTGGTGGGATCCAAAATAATGGCATGCTCCAAAAATGGGATACCACGACGAGCTTGCCCACATTCACGCAACACATTGCCATAGTTGTTGAACGCAGCAGATGAATCTGGGTCATGACACATGGCCAGCATGTAGCATTTGAGTGCTTGATCAGGACGGTCTTCGCCGCGTAAACGATTGCCTTCTTCGATCAATTTAGTTGAGTCTGTAATGATTTCTTGTTCCATGCAATATTTACAGAGTATACTGGGTGGTTAATTATTTCCCTAGTCCAATAAATACTTGTGACGTAATTCTGCGTCTTATGCAGTGTTAACCCTCTGCGTAGCGGCTAGAACCCGCATTGGGCTTCTTTAAGGAGAAATCAAAATGGGAAGAGCTCTCAAAATAGCAAAATACGGCACTGCGCAAGGTGTCACATATCCAACATCAACCACAGTGAACCAACCTGCAGCCGCAGTCAATGTTGACGTTGGTTATCCCAACTTTGGATCTTTGACTGATCCAGTTTACAACGCACCTGTGCAAACTCTTGATGCATCACAATACCTTGGTGTTGTTGGTGGCAGTCCTGCAAGCAGTGTTGCTACCGCTACCAATCCACAGATTGCCGCAGTGGTAAACATTTCATTGCAAGACGGCACCAGTACCACTGCTGGCGCTGGTCGTATCATACGCCAAAAAGGCGCACACAAATTCTTGGTGGCTTATACAGCCAGCACAACTGCTGACGGCAGTTTCATTGTGGGGCAAGCATATCAAATTGCTGTGGTAGGCACCACAGATTGGGCTGCTGCTGGAGCCAATGGTAGCCCGGTAGCTGCTGGTGACATCTTCACTGCCACCAGCGTGGGCGGAGCAGGCACTGGCGAAGCATATCCAGTAGACATCTGTGTGTTGAGCAATACTGCAACGCCAGCTGCTGGTTTCATGAGCATTGCCTACAGTGTAGGCGACAGCGCCGCAGTGTATGCCAGTTATATCACCAACAAGTGGGTGCGTGACTGGAACGGCATGACCTATGGCAACTATGCTGACAGCAACTATGGTGTCAACATCCAAAGCAGCGAAAACTTCTATGTCACTAACTTCTTCACCGATGAAGGTACAGTGACATGGTCTGGCGCAGAACTTATCAACAGTGCAAATGCACAAAATGGAAGTCTGCAACTGGCTCAAATCGCCAGCGTTACTTCTTAATTTGTAAAGTGTTAGAGTCCTCCCAGCTACATACTGGGAGGATTTCTTATGAGCGCAGCATTTGTTTTGGGCAATGGCATCAGCCGTTTGGCTGTTGATTTATCAGTTTTAAAACCACATGGCACCATTTATGGTTGCAATGCTCTGTATCGGGAATTTTCTCCAGATGTGCTGATCAGCACAGACCGTGGTATAGCACACACCATACAACACACTGGATATGCCCGAGAACACGTGATGTACACTCGCAAACCCTTGCCTGGGATGGGTGCTAGACCAGTGCCGCAAAGCTATTATGGATTCAGTTCAGGGCCCATAGCAGTGGGAGTGGCAGCTATGGATCGACATCTAGCGGTGTATCTCATAGGATTTGACATGGGCCCAACAGGCAACAACAGATTCAACAATGTGTATGCTGACACAGAGTTCTATAAAAAAAGCAATTCAAATCCCACATTCACCGGCAATTGGGTGCGGCAAATTGTCACAGTTACAAGAGATTTCCCTACAACCAGTTTTCATCGTGTGGTAGGTGACACCACAGCAGAAATAGCCGAGTTGACAGGTATAAAAAACATGCGGCACATGCCCATGGCTGACTTCTTGAACCGTATAAATAATCAAAAGGATCTGTAAATGAGCACAGTCAAGCGTGTCAGCGGCGATTACACTTTAGAAACCATAAATGCAGGTGATGTAGTCAATCTGAACTCTCCATTTGTAAACATCAACGGTAACTTAACAGTTAGCGGCAATGCAGTTTTAGTGGGCAATATTAATGCTGATAAAATTTTTAACGGTACCACCAGTGTTGAAATTCCAACCACCAGTGGCAATGCCAATATCACTGTTGGCGGTGTTGCCAACGTGGCAGTGTTTTCCACTGCTGGTGAATACTTGACTGGACTGCTCAGTGCGTCAGGCAATATCACCGGGGCCAATCTCAGTACAGCAGCCAATATTTCTGGTGGCAATGTTACAATTACAACAGGTAATATTGTGTTGCATCAAACGTCTGGAACTACCACAAGCCAGATGATTAGATTTGAAGATGCTAACACTGCTGTGACTTCACTGGGTGCAAACATTGGTGCCATTGAATGGCACACATCAGACCCCACCGGCGCCGGCGCTAGAATCACTGCAAGAATACAAGCAGTGTACGCTGACACCAATGGTAATGCCAATATTCAGATTCAAACAGGCAGTACTGCAACTCCCACAACAAGAATCACTGTGGTTGGCGCATCAGGCAATGTGGGCATTGCGAATTCAGCACCACTTCATGCCCTGGCTGTGACCGGAGACATATACGCCAGCAATAATATTGTATCAGCCGCCAATGTTTCTAGTGGTAATTCACTTGTGACCAATCGCAGTCAAAGTGCCAACATTGTGGTAACTGGAGCAATCAGCACTCCAAGTTGGACCACCACCGGCGTTGGCATTAGAACTGTGGCCAGCACTTATACTGATTCTAGCACAGCAGCTTCAGGCACAGCCACTACAAATCACATTCATGTGATTGCACAGCCCACCCTGGCCGGCAGCAACGCCACTGTGACCACTACTGATGCAGCCACACTGTACATAGCCAATGCACCGGCTGCAGGCACAAACATGACCATTACCAACGCCTATGCATTGTACATAGCAGCTGGTAACACATATTCTGCTGGAAACATTTATTCTATTGCCAACGTCACCGGTGGCAACATCAACAGTGATGGTGTTATTTCGGCCACAGGCAATATCACAGGTGCCAACATTGTGGGCGTACAAAATGTTTACACCACAGGCAACGTAGTCACCAACAATCTTGACGTATCTGGCAACATTTACGGCAACGGTATTGGTATAGAAAATATCAAATGGCAATCCACCACAGTGGCATTTGCCAATACCAGCCAGGCCAATGTGGGTGTGTTGGGCTTTCTGGCTCTGGCAGGGTCCACTTACAAATACGAAGCCTTCATGCCCATACTGCCAGATGGTGGCACAACCACTGGGTTCAGCACGTATTTTGATGCAGGTACCTGTTATTACACTGTAGAAGCCCAAACTGATCAAACTTCAGCATTTTCAACCAGCACCAGCAACGTGTCAGGTACAGCAGCGGCCACACAGGCCATGACTGGAACCGCCCCCAGAGCAGTGAGAATTCAAGGCACAATCTACAGTGCAGGCAACGCTAATGTGGCCATACAAGCGCAGACCAGCGCAGCCAATTTGAACATTCAAAGTGGTTCATACCTGACTTACACAAGAATTAGCTAAAACAGCAAACCTGGACTTTTGGTAAATACACCAGAGGACCTTGTTTATCCATGGCACAACAAATTATTGACACAGGTGCAGCAGCAAATGATGGCACCGGCGAACCATTACGTGATGCATTCACCGCTGTAAACGACAATTTTACAGAGATCTACACCGCTGGACCAGTGGGTAGCAATGTTGTGATCATTGGCAACACCATCACAGTGACTGGTGTCAACAACAACTTGGTGCTAAAAGCCAATGGAATTGGCAACATTCAGGCCAACAGTTCTATCATGCCCAGCGTTGATGCTGTGTATGATATTGGTGCCTCCAGTCAAAGAATTGACACAGTTTATGCTCAGTATTTTGTAGGTAACGGTTCACAACTTACTGGTCTCAGCAACAGCAACAACATAACTTGGGGAACCAGCAATGTAAAAATTGTCAGTTCAAGTGGCAATGTTTCTATATCAGTTGCAAACACCAGCAATGTTGCTGTGTTCTCACCAAGTGGCGCCAATATCAGCGGCAACTTGTCAGCTGGCACAGTGTCGGCTGTGGGCAACATCACCGGCAATTACATTCTGGGCAATGGCGCATTTCTCACAGGAATAAATGCCAGTGGCGGCGGAGTTTCCAATGGAAACAGCAACATTGCCATTGCAGTGCCCGGCGGCAATATAGCAGTGTCTGTACGGGGAGTAGCAAACACTGTGGTATTTGGCAATACCAACACTGTATTTGCAGGCTCAGTGCTGCCAGCTGCTGCCAACACTTATGATCTGGGCAGTGGAGGCTCTCCTTGGCGAGATCTGTGGCTGGGCGGTTATACCATACATCTGGGCAACTCTGTAATTAGTAGTACCAATCAAGGCCTAACACTGACCAATGCTGATGGTGGACAATTTATTGTCAACAACTTGGGCATATCAAGTTCTAGTAGATTGCAAAATGGCACCAGTAACATAGAAATTCTTGCAAGCAATGGCAATGCTAGAATCAGTGTGGGCGGCGTATCTAATGTTTTGGTAGTTACCAGCTCGGGCATTGTGACCACAGGCACAGTGTCGGCAACAGGCAATATTATAAGTGGTGCTCAAGTTTCAGGCACAAGTTTGGCAGCAAGTGCTGCAACCATTTATGGTAACATTGCCACTGTGGGTTTGAATGCCACAGGCAATGTGGCGGCAGCCAATGTCAATGCCACAACAAATATCAGCGCAGTTGGTAATGTCAATGCAGCCACATTTAATACCACAGGCGCCAGTGGCAATATTGTTGGTGCCAACTATATTTCTGCAAACTATTTTGTAGGCAACGGTTTTTACTTGTCAGGCATTGCCATCAACAGCAATGCAGCTCTGGTGTTTGGCAACACACTGAGTGCCAATGTGTTGTACAGCAGTCTACGCAATGTGGGGATTCTTAACAACTTGAGTGTGGGCAACACCTACGGTGGCAATGGTACCATCACAGCCAACAATGTTGTTGTGCTGCAAACATTGTCAACTGCTGGCAACGTCACTGGCGGCAATATCAATGCTGTGGCCAATGTCTCAGCACCGGGTGCCACAATCACCACAGTATCAGCTACCACACTGAACACTACAAATTTAGTTGCCACCAACAATGTCACAGCCGTGGGCAATGTGATTGGCGGTAACTTGAATGCCGCAGGGTTGAGTTTGAGCGGAAATATAATATCAAATCTTAACTCGGCATTGAATATCACAACCACTGCCAATGTTTCGGCAAGTGCAGTCAACGCCACCACAGCCAGCGTGACTGGTAATATTACATCAGGCAATGTCAGTGCAGTGGGCAATGTCAAAGGTGATAACGTCAATGCTGTGAATTTGAGTTTGAGTGGTAATGTAATTTCCAATCTTGCAGCATCGGCCAATATAACCGGAGCCAACATTGTTGCCACAGCAGCAATCAGTGCCGTAAGCGTCATTGCTACTGGCAACGTGGCAGGTGGCAATGTGGTCACTGGTGGAGTGGTTTCCAGCACCGGAAACGTCACTGGTGGCAACATCAATGCCTTGGGCAATGTCAGTGCTGTGGGCAATATTGCCGGTAGCTATTACATTGGCAATGGTAGTTTGCTCACAGGAGTGTTGGCCACAGGTATTGGTACTATTGCCAGTCTGAGTGTGACAGGAAATATAAGAACTGGCAACTTGAATTCTTTGGGTGCTGTCAGTGCTGTGGGCAATGTTGTTGGTGGTAATATCACCACCACTGGAGCAATTACTGCTGCCAATATCACCACCACCAGCGATGTAGTGATTGGGGGCAATCTCACAGTCAACGGCAACACCGAGTACACCAATGTCACCAGTTTCAATGTGGCTGACCCCATAATTGGACTGGGTCGTGGTGCCAACAACACACCTTTAGTCAACAATGATGGCAAAGACCGTGGTGAACAACTGTATTATTATTCCAGTGCAGAACATGCAGCTTTTATTGGATATCAAAACAGCACAGGCAATATCATTGCAGCAGCCAATGTCAGTATTGCCAATGAGATTGTCACAGTAAACAGCTATGGCACGTTTGTGGTTGGTACATTGTACGGAACCACAGTCAGCGCAACAGGCAATGTGCAAGGCGGAAATCTGCGCACTGCTGGTGTGGTGTCGGCCACCGGCAACGTTACTGGTGGAAATTTGATCACACCGGCTGCTGTCAGCGCAGCCAGCATCAGTGCATTGGGCAACGTCACTGGCGGCAACATAAATGCTGCGGGTTTGAGTCTAAGTGGCAATGTGATCAGTGATCTGGTATCAGCAGCCAATATCACAACATCAGCCAATATCACAGCAGCCTATTTCATTGGTAATGGTGCAGCACTTACTGGACTCACACCTTTTAAAATTTTCAACGGCAACAGTGAAGCCAACATTGGTACCACTGGCGGCAATGCCAACATCAGCATTGGTGGTACAAGCAATGTAGCCGTGTTCTCCACAATTGGTTTGAGGGTGACCGGAGTGGTCAGTGCCACTGGCAATATCACCGGTGGTAACATAAATGCTGCGGGATTGAGTCTAAGTGGCAACGTGATCAGTGCCATAAGCTCAACGTCAGACATCACTACTTCTGCCAATATCACCGGCGGCAATGTTGCTTTTGGCACTGGCCAAGTGAGTGGTTCAGGCAACATCACAGGCGGTAATGTAATTGGCACCTTGGTAGGCAATGTTACTGGTACCACAGTTAGCGTAAGCGGAAATGTCACTGGTGCCAACATCAACGGTACATTATACGGCAATGTCACTGCCACAGGCAATGTCACCAGTGACAATGTGATCGTCAGTTCAGCTGTTGATGCTGCAAGTGTTACTGCCAGTGCCAACATAGCTGGAGGTAACATACTCACAGGTGGTGAAATATCTGCTACTGGCAACATCATCAGTGGTAATGTAAATTCACTCAACATTATATCGTCAACTGCAAACATAATGTCAGGCGGTGCAATCAGCAGTGCTGGCAACATTATTTCTAGCGGCAACGTCACTGCACAATATTTTATTGGTAATATTGTGGGATCAATTGCCATCACTGGAACCAGTGGTGAGGTGCTGTTCAATAAAAATGGTGTGGTGTTTGGTGACAGCGGATTCACTTTCAATGACGCATCCAATGCACTCACAGTGGGCGGAGCAGTAACAACAACAAACGGCGGTGACTTGACTGTGGGCGGAGCTGCCACCATTACAGGCAATATCTCAACCACTATTGGTAACATAGGTGGTGGCAATATTTTGGCTACCACACTGTTGAGCTCGGGTGGCAACGTTGTTGGAGCCAATGTCAACACAGCTGGATTGATCAGTGCCACAGGCAATATCATTGGTGGCAATATCAGTGCAGTGGGCAACATTGCAGGTTTGTATTACATTGGTAATGGTAGTTTGCTGACCGGCGTACAGGCTGTTGGTGTTGGTGTGTTGGCCAGTTTGAGTGTGACTGGCAATATTGAAACTGGAAACTTGAACACAGCAGGTGTACTCAGTGCTGCAGGAAATATCACAACCAGTGCCAACATAGTCACTCCCAGCACTGTGATCAACAGCAGTATTAGTAGCTCAGGAAATGTGGTGGCTGCCAATGTCAACACAGCTGGATTGATCAGTGCCACAGGCAATGTGTCGGGCGGTAATGTCATTGCTGGGTCCTTGGTCCAAGGTCAAGCGTTAAGCGCAACTGCCAATATCACCGGCGGTAACATAGCAACAGCAGGATTGATAACTGCTACAGGCAACATCTTGGGTGCTGATATTACGTCAGCAGGGTTGATAACTGCTACAGGCAACATCACTGGTGGAAATTTAAATGCCGTGGGATTGAGCTTGAGCGGTAATGTGATCAGTGCAATCAATCTTACTTCCAATGTCACAACAACTGCCAATGTCAACGCCAACAATATCAACGCCACAGCGTCAATAAATATTAACGGCGCCCCAGTGGCTACAATTGATGATGCAGCAGCATTGGCAATAGCATTAGGATAACAAATGGCAAATACTTTTACACGAAAACTTTCTCAAAACATTGGGGCTACTGCAACTCAAGTTGGCAGCTACACTGTGGGCGCATCTACATCAACAGTGATAATTGGATTGACAGTTACCAACAAAACTGGCAGCGCAGTCAATGCCAATGTTTACATCAACAATGGAGTGGCCAATACCTATGTAGTAGCCAACTCGCCTATAAGTTCAGGAGCCAGTTTGGTGGTTGTAGGCGGAGATCAAAAAATTGTCTTGGTCACAGGGGACTCTATGTGGGTTCAAAGTAGTGCAAGTTCTAGCCTTGATGCAATCATGAGTATAATGGAAATTACCTAATGGCATATCTTGGTATTCAACCCAACACCCCACTGCTAAACACCAGCACCGAAACATTCAGCGGCGATGGCATATTGTTCCAGTTTACTTTGGCACGCAGTGTGGCTTCAGCATCTGATTTAGATGTCATGATTGGCAGCACTCTGCAAAGACCCAACACTGATTACACAGCCAATGGCACAGAATTATTGTTTGCCTCACCGCCCACAGCTGGCACTAATAATATCACTGTGACTTATAGAGCTGGCGCTCTAAGCAGCCTTGACCTCACAGTGGAAGCTGTCAATGCAGGTACAGCCGCTGCACCTGGGTTGGTTAGTCTAGCAGCCAACAACACAGGCCTATACTGGGCTAATGCATCTTCAATGACTGTGTCAGTTAGTGGTGCGGATCGTGCTGTATTCAATGCCAATGCGGTGTCAGTGAGTAACATCACTGGTGCAGTGGTAGTGGCTGGAGGCATAGGCATCAACGGTAATATCAATGCCAACGGTACTATCTCCATTACGGATACCACTCAAAGCTCAAACACTGGCACAGGATCAATTACCACAGCAGGTGGTGTTGGAGTCACAGGAAATTTAAATGTAGGTGGCGACATCACATGTGTGGGTGACTTCACAGTGAATGGTACATTTACTACCACAGGTGCAGATAGTCTCACAGTTACTGATCCGTTTATCTTTTTGGCCAATGCCAACCCGGGTGATTCATTTGATACTGGGGTAATTTCTCAATATTTTGATGGCGCTGACACACGTTATACAGGATATTTTCGGGATATTACCGATGCCAAATACAAACTGTTCACGAATCTTTTACCCAAACCCACTACTGAAGTAGATATCAATGCGCCCAGTTTTCAACTCACAGATTTGTTATTGGCCAACATCAGCGCCACCGGTAATGTTTCTGGCACATACTTGCTTGGTAATGGCGCTTTTCTCACTGGAGTAGCAGCCAGCGGTTCTTCTAACACTATCAGCAATTACGACAGCAAAGTAACAATTCCAACTGCCAACGGCAATATTGTCAACAATGTCAACGGTGTCACTGTTGCAGTGGTGTCAAGCAGTGGTGTGTTGGTGACTGGTACTTTGTCAGCCAGTACCACAATCAGCGCGGCTGGAAATGTAATTGCTGGCAATATTCAAACTGCTGGGCTGTTCAGTTCAACTGGTAATGTAACCAGTGCAGGCAATGTGTCTGGTGGTAATATCATCACTGGTGGCTTGATCACCACAGTGGCCAATGTTGTTGGTAACAACGTCACAGCAGTGTCGGTGGTCAGTGCTGGTGGCAATATCATAGGCGGCAATATAAGAACAGTGGGTATTGTATCTGCGGTAAGTGATGTGTTTGGAAACAATATCAGTGCGGCAAACAATTTGACCGCTGCTGCAGATGCCAATATCACAGCCAATGTACGAGCTGGCAATGTTTTTTCAACTGGGGTAGTAACAGCCACAGGCAATATCACTGCCAGCTACTTCCTTGGCAACGGCAGTCAATTGAGTGGCATTGTCAATGCAGGTCTTGCCAACGGAACCAGTAATATTCAAATACTCAACAGCAGTAATATCACTGTCAACGTAAATGGCACAAGTAATGTGGCCGCATTTGCCAATACTGGTGCCTATGTCACTGGTTTGGTCAGTGTGTCAGGCAATGTGACTGGTGGTAACATCACCACTGCTGGCCTGGTGCAAACTGCCACACTCAGTGCCACAGGAGAAGTTGCTCTGGTAGCAACCACAGCAAACATCAACATAGGTACCAGTCAAACCACAGGCATTATAACCATTGGTGGCATATCTCAAACTGGTGCATTATATCTTGGCATCAGCACTGCAAATCACACTGTGCTTATCGGTGGCGGCATAACAGGCACTGGCAATATTAAAAATGTCAATATTGGTGAAAATGGGGGCATTGGATCCACCACAAACATCAATATTGGTCCCACCACCAACGGTACCGCTGCTGGTCTAGCCACATTTGCCGCAGCCACAAGAGTGGTCATTGCCAATACCAGCAATACTGCCCTTAGTGTAGCAGGAAACATATCGGTTGGCAACTTGAATGCATCAGGTTTGAGTTTAACCGGTAATGTTCAATCACCAATTTCTACAGCCAGTAACATCACTGGTGGCAATTTGAATGCCACAGGTATCAGCCTGTCAGGCAATGTGTTAAGTGCATTGATATCAGCATCTAATATCACAGGTGCAAATATCATTGCCACCTCAGCAGTCAATGCTGTGTCAATCAGTGCGTCGGGCAACATCACTGGTGGTAATGTATTTGGTGGCGCAAATGTCAATGCCACAACACACACAGGCACCACAGTGTCAGTAACTGGTAATATCACTGGTGGCAATGTCTTGGGTGGAGCAAATGTCAATGCCACAACACACACAGGCACCACAGTTTCTGTCATTGGCAATGTTATTGGTGGCAATTTGATCAGTGCTGTGTTAAATTCTGCAGCCAATGCTACAATTACCAGTACAGCAGCAAATGCATCAATCATACTAACTCCAACTGGAACAGGCACTGTTATTGTCAACAAAGACATCACAAATGGACAAGCCAATGGAGTAGGCAATATTGGCTCAACCACAGGATATTTTAACACAGTGTTTGCCAAGGCCACATCAGCACAATACGCTGACTTGGCAGAATGGTATGAAGCAGATGCTCACTACCCTCCGGGTACTGTGCTGGTATTTGGCGGTGATAAAGAAGTCACCCAGGCCATTGGTATAAACGATGTGCGTGTAGCAGGTGTGGTATCTACCAATCCTGCACACATCATGAACTCAGGGTTGAAAGCACAGCATGTGGCAGCAGTGGCGTTGACCGGTCGAGTACCAACATTGGTGGTAGGCCCGGTTGCCAAAGGTGACATGATGGTCACAGCCGGTGGCGGTCGAGCACAAGCCTGTACTGAACCCAGAATGGGCGCAGTGATTGGTAAAGCATTACAGGACCATCCAGGTGGTACTGGTATAATTGAAATTGTTGTTGGAAGACTATAAGGAAAAAAATGGCATATCTAGGCTATACCCCGCAAATTGGTCAATATCGAAAAATGGACAATCTTGTGTTCAACGGTGTGACTCAAACGTTCAACATCACCGTCAGTGGTGTGCCATTCAATCCGCCTACATCCTATGCCATGATGATCAGTTTGAACAATGTGATATTGAACCCAGGAGTAGACTTTTCAATTTCAAGCAGCACCATCAGTTTTGCCTCACCACCTGCAGCATTCACACCATTCTTTGGCTTGTTGTTTGGAGATACACTATATACAGGCACACCCAGTGATGCCACTGTGACAAACAGCAAAATTGCTGCTGGCACAATCAATTACGACAGATTCAGTGATGACACACAGTCAACACTGACTGCCAATCAAATCATATTTGGAGTTTAAAAAATGGCAAGAAAAAGAATTTACGAGTACTCGTTCACACCAGGTACAGCAGGCGTGGGAACAATTCAAGTTCCTAATCGTGTGAACCTGGAAGATTTCCTGGCCATTTATGATATTACAACCAATACGTCAATTTACAATTTTGGTGCACCCAGTCAAGGTGGCACAGCGGTCTGGGTAGATGGTGTCACTGCCACATTCCCCACAGCTTATGCTGGTGTCACAACACTGACCTTGGATGCAGATACATCTGGTTTGAGTGCTGGTGATGAATTGGCCATTTATTATGAAGATCGCTACTTGCCCAGCCAACCCTGGGAATTTGGAATGGACGCAATTGGTCGCAGCCGTGTGGCCAATCCTGAATCACTGATTGATGCTGACTTTGAATACGGTTTGCAAAGTACCAAATGGCAAAACGTATCAACCACTAACAACATCCCCACCTTTTATGAAGATATTGGTGCTGATCTGGTGTACAATACCAATGGTTATGCCACACTGTTGTCCAGTACCAACCTTTTGACCAGTGCTGTAGACACTTCGGTCAACACTGAAAATCAAGGCACACCGCAGTTTGTAAACAATGACTATGTGTTGATTGTGAGTCAAACTCAAGGCAACACCACTCCGTTGGTGTCAAGTTATATAACAGCCAATGTCAACAGCTCGGCAGAGCGTACATTCACTGTGGCGTCAACCACGGGCATTGCTGCCAGTGACCACATTGTCATAATTGGTTTGCCGTCTTCGGGCGGAACCACCACGGCTGTCAGCAACATTACCAGCGTGGCCACTACCACAGTCAATGTGACCAGTGCTGCTGGTGCAGGCATTGTGGCAGGGACTTACATTATTGTCCAAACCGATTCACCAGGTGTATATGAAGTCATGGCAGTGACTTCAGTATCAACCAATGCACTCACTGTGGTTCGTCAAAGCAATCAAACCAACGGGGCAGGTGCTAATATTTCCACCGGCAAGAATGTGTATGCTGTGAGCACAATTGAAATTGCCCAAGTACAAGAAGTAACTGATGCAACCACTCTGCAGTTGAATCGTGGTTGGTATAACATTTCTGCTGCCAATTCATTTGTAGCAGGCTCTGTGTTCCAACTTCTTAGCGGCAATGTTGAAATTGTTAAAAACAGCACAGCCGCCACCGGTGTCAACGGCACTCAAACCATTGCTCGTGGGCAATTCAATACCACAGCATTGACCACAGCCGGTGTTGGTTCACCTTTTGTGCGTTTGACTGGACTGTTCTATGGTGGTTCAAATACCATACCAACAGTCACAGTAAACGTAACAGATTCTCCATTGGATGCCAACGATTATGCCAGTACTCAAAACACAGCAGCCAGCAATGCTGAAGGCGTCAGTGTTGTGTACTTGGGAGAAACCAACAACTTTGCATATTATCCACGTCGAGCAATAAACGTGCCACCTGGATATCCATTAAATCAAACTGACACACTGATACGCCAGGCCTTCCCATATTCGGGAGCTGATTTTGACATTGCCAGCGTGACCAGTGATGGGCTCAATCCCAGTTTGATCACAGTCAACACAGTGTATGCGCACGGATTGTTTCCGGGTTGTCCAATCACTGTGGATATGACATCAGGTACCAACGCAAGTTATGCAGAAGGTTCTTTTCTTATCACCGCGGTTCCCAGTGTTACATCCTTTCAATTCACAGCCAAAACTGGAGCAGCGGTCAGCGGATCCCTGGCTGCCACCATTAACGTCCGCAGCAACGCTGCCTTTTTGCCTAGATCATTTGATGGCGGTGTTTTAATTGGCCCAGGAACTCCCACACGTGGTGCGTCGGCAACACGTACCACAAAGAAATATTTCCGTTATCAATCAGGCAAAGGTATATTCTTTAGCACTGGTACTGTGTTAGCACCCACGTTTGACGTAACCAATGTCACAGCCAGTGGAACAGCAATCAACAGCAACATCTCCATTACCACTGATGTTGAACATGGACTCAATGCAGGTGCCACTGTGACCTTGAGTGGGATAACCACATCTGGATACAATCAAACTGGCTATATTGTAACATCAATCACCAGTGATTTGACATTTGTGGTGCAGGCACAAGTTGTACTGGGCAGTGCAACACCTGTGTTGGGACAAAAACCCAGACTCAATGTAACAGCTTGGCATGGCGCCAGTATCAGAGCCGGTATGTTTGATGATCAAAACGGAATATTCTGGGAGTGTGATGGTATCAGTACCAATGCGGTGTTGCGTTCAAGCACTTTTCAATTGGCTGGTTTTGTCAACGTGTCAGTAGGATCAAACTTGGTCACAGGCGATGGCACATGCAGATTCCAGGATCAACTCAACATTGGAGATACTGTGGTCATCAAAGGTATGACGCACTCAGTGGCATCAATCACCAACAACAATCGCATGACAGTGGTGCCTACTTATCGTGGAGTCTCCAATCAAACTCGTGTGAAAATGGCATTGCGGACTGAACTTCGTGTGCGTCAGAGCGATTTCAACATTGACCGATTGGATGGTACTGGACCTTCTGGATTTACCTTGGATGTGAGCAAGATGCAAATGTATGCCATGGAGTATTCTTGGTATGGTGCAGGTACAATTATTTGGTTGATTCGCGGCCAAGACGGTCAGTTTAATTGGGCACATCGTCGTCCCAACAACAACTTGAACAACGAAGCCTTCATGCGATCAGGAAATCTACCAGGACGCTATGAAGCCATCAACGAAACCCCCACCAGTGCGCTGAATGGTGCAATTGACAGCAGCCAAACCACTATTCCCCTAGTGGACGCAACTGACTATCCGCCTGCATCAGTGACCTATCCTGCATACGTGATGATCGAAAGCGAAATTGTAAGATACAGTGGCAAGTCTGGTAACACACTTACTGGTTGTACTCGAGCAGCCACATTCACTCAGTGGGCTGAAGGGCAAAGTCGCAGTTACACCAGCTCAGCAGCTACCACTCATGCCGACAACACAGGTGTAATTTTGATATCAAATACTTGTGTGCCTTTGGTCAATCACTGGGGATCAGCAATTATCATGGACGGTACTTTTGACGGCGACGAAGGTTTCTCGTTCACATACAATCGCAGCAACTATGGTTTGCCAGCCACAGTGGGTGCAAGTCAGACTGCTTTCTTGATGCGCCTAGCACCCAGTGTCAGCAATGGCATCATTGGTGACTTGGGTGTGCGCGAATTGATCAATCGTGCTCAATTAACACTGAAAACACTCACAGTCAACGTCACAGCAGGACGGTATCTTGTTACAGGTATTCTCAATCCCAACAACATTGACTCAGCAAACACTGTATGGTCTGGATTAAACAATGCAGGTGGTGGATATCAACCCAGCTTCTCACAATTTGCTGTTGCACCACGTTACACAGATGAATCAACTGGCGGCGTACAGGCAGCCCCACTTAATACAACTGGTGGTTTTTCACGCTCAGGTACCATGGTTCTCAGTGGGTCGTTTAAAACTTATGCTAACTTGACATTGACCAATGTGTCAAGTTCGGGATCAGGAGCCAATGTCACAGTGCAGTTACAGGCCAACAAAAATTCTTACAGTGTGACCACTACAGCACTCAGCGTTCAAAATCCTGGGTCAGGCTATGCTGTGGGCGACACTGTGAAGATTCTTGGCAATGCGCTGGGCGGATCTACACCAGCCAATGATCTTTCATTGACAGTTGCAGCGGTGAGTGCAGACGTAACTGGTGGTGAACGACTGTTTGCCATACCAATTCAATCCACAGGCACCAACACCCTAGATTTGACCAATATCAAACAAATTGGGCAGAGTGCTGTGCCCGGCAAAGGTACCTACCCCAACGGACCCGAGGTGTTGGCCGTGGTGATCACAGCATTGAGCACCTCATCAAATCCAGTGGGCGAGATTCAGTTGAGTTTCGAAGAAAGCCAGGCCTAAGAACCCAAGGCAAGATATCGTTCCACAGTATCTATCTTGCCTTGCACAGCTTCAATGTTCACAGTAGACCAAAGGCCAGGATGCATGGGTCTGGGCCATTGCCCCCGATCAATCCAGGCATAGCCCATGTGCTCGTGATTCAACACTGGTACAAATTCATTTTCCACCACACACCCCCAGGTGTTGTATTCAAATTGTCCATCAGCCGAGGTAAATTTTTCAAGGGGGACCAGACGCTGATAATCAGGCATTGAACCTAGTTCTTCAATACACTCACGTTCCATGGCCCCCAACAATGTTTCTTGTGTTTCCACTTTGCCGCCAGGCAAGCCCCAAGATCCAGGATGTCTAGTGTCATTTCTCAACAGGTACAAATACCTACCTGTGGCACTGCTGCGAAACCAAACTCCTACTGCTTTCACAGAACCAATCTCCAGGTGCCTCCTGGGTACACCCCTTGATAACTTTTAACCCATGAATCGCCAGTCCAGCGATACTGTATACCTGTAGTGATGTTTGTGACGTACTGTGCTACATTCTCTTCACTGGCAGCTCTAAAGCTCACTTGCCAATATCCAGCACGATACTCAATAATGTCATTGGCTTGAGCCACCAGTGCACGACCATTGCCGCCAACCCAGGCAGTTGCTGGAAATTCATTGTTGACATTGCCAGTATCCTCAGTCAGCAAGTACCGTTGCCCTTCCAAGGCACTGTCTAAACCATCGCCAGGCCCCGAAGTCAAAGGATTTATCACAGCATCAATTGGTGCTAGAGTGTTTTGTGGTGTGGTATCAATATCAACGTCATACAACATAAAACGATCATCATTGGGATCAATCACTACTGTGCCAATTACTTCAGTACCGTCGGGCTGCTCCAGCCTAATTTGACTGACGCCGGGACGCAGGGCACCATATACACCCACAACAGCAGGCCACAGCAAGTTGGAATCTGGCACAATTTCTACCGGTGTAAGACTGTCGTTTTCGGGCTCTTCAGCTAGAGATACCTGTTGCAAACATTGCAGTTTGTTGCCTATCAACACCACGGCCCAGTTGTAGGGTGTGATAACTTGTCTGGTGCCCAACAGCAAATCGTTATTCATGACAGCGTCATGCAAATCACCTCGAGCATCATACATGCTGGCAATCACACGTTCCACAACACCCAGTTTCTTGACCTTGGCTGGTGAAGATATCCATATAGGCATGCTGAAAGTCAGGGTGGCAATGTCAATGGGATTGTCTGTGCCAATGGGTATGGTTCTGCTGGTCCAAGCAGTGCGGTCCAGATACATCACACTCAAACTGGTCCAATCAATAAAACTGTCGGTGCTTTGTATTTCTAAACTGGGATTGAACAATGTGAGAATTTGTTCCAACAACTGCAATTTTTGATTGGTATTTGATGTCCAGATGTCTAAGTTTATTGTTAGTTTAAACGGCACAGGCATCAAACGTTCCACAGTAAATGCATTGCCTTGTGTGGTTTCGTAAGTTTCGGTACTGGGGTCATAAGTGCGTTGACGCACATTGACCTTGCTCACAAAGTAAGGCTCTTGCATGCGACTTTGTTCATAGTCTAGGCCAGTGATGTAAAATGTCATCAAGGGAGTTGAAGGTAAACTGTTGCGGCTGTTTTCTTGTATAATGGTCTGCGCATTACGACTGGCGTCACCATAACGCACAGGCACACGCAACAAGGTGGCGGCGTTTACACCATCGTTTTCGTTGGCATATTCGACTTGGAATCCAGAAAAGATTCTAGTGAATTGTAACAAGAATCTGCGTATTTGTTCATCGTAAAAAAATTGTTGCATTGGGCTGCCTGATTATTTGAAACCACCTTGGTCACCGTTGTCTGCACGGGGTTTAAGCAGCTCGCTCAAACTCTGACGACTTGGTACTCGACCCAAGTCAGTGGTCTGTACTGTGTCAGTGTTATTTACAAAGCTACTGCGCAGGGTCTTATTAACTGGCCCATTGTTGAGGTTGGTGCGAACATTGTCTTCAATTTTTACCCAACGTTTGCCATCATACCGGAACAGTCGATTGGGTTTGTAATCCAATCTCAGTGCATAATCGCCACTGACGGGATTTGGTGGAAAACTTACTCCAGGGGTCACTGGCAATCCATTGGGAGCAATGCCATCACCAGTTAGGTAACCCACAGTGTAACCATCTGCCTTGGGAGTAACACTCATGCCGCCTTGTGTACCATCCACGGTGACAGTTTCGTCAGCACTCAAACTGGCAGGGTTAGCTGGCTCACCGTTTTGTGTGGGCAGAACATAAAACTTGTCAACCTCGTAACCTGACAGTGGTACCTCAGCATCGGCTTGAATCAGTATAGCATCATTGATTTCAAGGTCCTTGGTGCGTGTGCCCTGTATGTCACTAATGGTGGCAGGATCATAAGGTGCCCAGAAATTGGTATTGGTTATATCTGTGCCAGCTGGTACGTTGCCTTGAGCTTGATAATATGTATCGCCATAATTGACAATGGTGTTGCTAGGGTAAAAATTACCTGGGTCCCAGATGTTTTCCGTCACAAACGGTTTGTTGGTTATGGTATTGAACTCTTGTTGGTCCTTCATTGGAGTGCATTTCACACGCCACAGGTGCGGCAACCAAGTTACCGAAAATCCTTCGGAAGCAAAATCAGCATCCTGAATCACATAGTATCTAGGCAAGGCTCGGGGAATGGCCTTGTTCAAAGGATGGTAGTCCTTTAAGTTGGGAATTTCTATCACATCACCGTTCATGAGCTTGCGACCAAAGGTGTCAATCATGGTGTTGTAGTGAAAGGTCATGAATATGGTATCGTTGTTGAGAAACAAACCAAACTGTGTCAAATCAAAGTCCACATCCTGTGTGTTGTATACACCGCGCATGACATACACATCGGGGTCGTAGATTCTGTCACGATTTTCCAGCAACAACAAGTCTTGAATGTTGAGTACATCTACTGTTTCATATGTGGGCTGTGTGGCATCAAAGTTGCCACTCAAGGCCGAATCATCACCGCCACTCTGCGGTCCCATGTATTTGTGGATGTAGATATCCAGTCCGCCCACAGTGTACATTTCACGTATGGTACGGTCCAAAAATTGGTAGTCTCTGGTGCGATTTGGGCGGTATAGGGATAAGCGAGGCATGTTATATTTATAGTACTTTGGGTTTACTTTGCACAGGGTTGACCAATAATCCTATTTCTGTTATAATTAAACATAATTTACAGGAGCCCGCATGAACGCAACTCGCACAGCACTCAAATCCATGAATCCCAAAAGTGCCGACACCAAGTATGTTGGACTTGAACCCACATGGCGGGTCCAGCCCACCGACAATCGCATCAGTGCCATGAGCTATGCGTTTGGCTGGTACAATTACTTTTATGGCAAGAAAGAAGCCAAAGACATGATTGCGGCCTATTTGGATGCGCACGAACGCACACGAGATGCCAAAAAAATCCGCACACTTCCAGATTCGCAAGTGCGACTCACAACAGGCTGGTTGTGCCGCATGCAAATGATGGGCTTGGAATTGAGTGACACAGAAGAACTCAAACTGCAAGCCTTGATCAAAGAATTACTGGATCTCAAACAGCAGGCCGCAGTAGAGGTCCAAACCGTGGATGAACCTGCCCGCCCCAACATACAAGACCGATTGCGTGAAAAGGTTTCAGAATGTGCCGGTGAACTAGATGGCATGTTTGATGAATTTTTAGTAAACGGTGCCAAGATGTCAGCAGACTACAAACCCATCACAGTGATCCGTGGCATGAACGTGGCTCCGCAAATGATATCTAATATTGCCGACATCTGGAAACGCAAGTTGGCAGAGTTTGAAACTGTGATTGAAGGTAAAGATGCCCAGCTGGTTGAGGGATACGGACATCTCAGTAAAATTCAAATGCGCAACCTTGTAAAATTTTGCGAAACAGTAATCAATGATTGTGGCGCATACGTGCAAATCAAAAAAGTAGAACGTAAGCCACGCAAGGTCAAGGCAGTGAGTCCTGAGAAACGTGCCGCCAAGTTTAAAGTCATGTTGGATTTTCCTGAGCTCAAACTCAAAGGCTTGCCAGCCGCAAGCCTTGTGGACAAGGCCGAAGCTTGGTTGTATGACACTAAAAAGCGCAAGTTGATCCACCTTGTGGCTGACAGTCACACACAGGCATTTACTGTGAAGTCAAACTCAATCATTGGGTTCAGTACCATTGAGACCATGCAAAAAACTGTGCGCAAGCCAGCAGATGTTGTCAAAGCAGTGCAGGCCGCAGGCAAGCCTGCCGCACGTAAGATCTACAAAGATTTGACCACTACAGAAACAGCATGGAACGCTCGGGGCACCGAGAATCTCATGGTGCTCAAGGCCTGGTAAGTACAGCATGCATCATATTGTTGACGAGGATCCAGAGGATCCTCGACTGTTTGTACCCAATGTAGAATTTTACATCACCAATGTTTGTAATTTGACCTGTAGCAATTGCAACAGGTTCAATGATCATGACTTCAAGGGCTGGCAACGTTGGAGTGATTATGAATCAGAATATCAAACTTGGGCCAGTCATGTGCGTTTGCAACGCATAACCATACTGGGAGGAGAACCATTACTGAATCCTTCCATCTGTGACTGGGTAGATGGAATCAACAAACTGTGGAAAAAGTCAGTGCAGATACTGACCAATGGCACTAGATTGAACCATGTGCCCGGCCTGTATGATCGCATCAGTCAATTCAGTCACCCCACTACGCCTTGGGTCAAAAATTGGATTGGGGTGAGTTTGCACAACGGTCATGATCGACAACAATGCTTTGATGAAATTCACAAGTTCCTTCAAGGCTCAGTTGAATACTACAACAAAGAACATGGTGTGGCTTACACCTGGGGTGCCGATCATGCCTTTGTCGACAGCAATGGCATGCGTGTGCATGTTTGGGAATATGATTCATTTTATCGCGCAGCCGTGCAAAAAAATACAGCAGGACGGTACACTTTATTTGATAACGATCCTGAGCAAAGTCATGCAGCATGTGGATTTGTACAGTTCAAATGCTATCATTTCATACGTGCCAAACTGTACAAATGTGGTCCTGTGGCATTGTTTCCAGAATTTGATCAGCAACATCAATTTGAAATTTCTGCTCAGGATCGATCACTATTGACCGCTTATCAGCCGCTGACCGTTGCTGACTTGCCTGCTCGCGGCCAGCAGTTTTTACGTGAAATCGATCAAGTCATACCGCAGTGTAAATTTTGCCCCAGTGCCAAAGATCAGTACAACACAAAAATTTTTGCTGTAGGCAAAAAACTCAACAGCCGGTCACAATTTTCATGACCAAGATTTTACTCACACTGGGCGACAGTTGGCCAGAAGGTGCTGAGTTGGGCGCTGGCCGCCGTTATGGCGAGATACTAAAAGACACCATGGGGTTTGATCAATTGATCAATTATGGATCAGGTGGTGCCAGTAATGAAGATATGCTGTATCAGTTACAAGATTATCTACAACGTCACACAGCTGACTGTGAGGTCACTGCGGTGTTTTTTCTAACCAACCCTGCTAGAACTGCACACTTTCCCAGGTTTTTAAGTTGGGACAATGCTGATGCTCACAGCAAACAAATTTACACTCATTTTCACACTGATGAACATGAAGTCATGCGCAACAGTGCCACTGTGAGTGCACTGCAAAAATGGTGCGACGCTTTTGACATTGACGACTACTACTTTGCTGGTTGGGTAAGATACACTCGCTGGCTGCCCGGAGTTGATCTTGATCGTGTGTGGGCACAGGGTCAAGAAACAGCAGCTGATTGGTTTGGCGCCAGCGATCACAATGGCGAACACTTGGTCAATGTCCAAAGCAATCCGTACATACGTCCAAATTTTGCTCATCCCAATCAACTGGGGCATGATCTCATAGCCGAAAAACTACAAAATTGGATACAGTCAAAACAATAAATACAGCACCGGGAGTCCCTGATGCCAGAACAACAACAGCAATCACTGCAAACACTCAAACAAGATCTCAATGAATATGTGAGACTTCAGTTGGGCGGTGATATCATTGATATAGAACTTGATCCAGCACACTACGAAACTGCCTATCAAAAAACCATAGGTACCTATCGCCAACGTGCCAACAATGCCTATGAAGAAAGTTACAGTTTCATGCAGCTGGTCACAGATGTTAACATTTATGAACTGCCTCAAGAAGTCATGAGTGTACGTCAGATCTTTCGCAGAACTTTTGGTGACAGTTCAGGACCGTTTGCATCAAACTTTGATCCGTTTGCACAGGCGTCAATCAATGTGTACCTCATGAATTTCAACGTGGCCGGAGGCTTGGCCACCTATGACTTCTACACACAGTACATTGAACTGGCTGGACGCATGTTTGGTGCCTACATGAACTACACATGGAATCCTGTGACAAAGAAATTGCAGTTGATTCGTGACCCCAAAGGCTCAGGTGAAGTTGTATTGCTGTGGACCTATAATTTAAAACCTGAAATCAACCTACTCAGTGACATGCAGATACGTCAGTGGATTCGTGACTACATGGTGGCCAACTGCAAAATGATCATTGGTGAAGCACGTGAAAAGTTTGGCACCATTGCTGGACCGCAGGGCGGTGGCAGCCTAAACGGTGCAGCCATGAAAGCCGAAGCACAGACTCAAATGGATGGCCTAATCGAACAACTCAAAATGTATGTGGACGGGTCACAGCCACTTACCTGGGTTATTGGCTAAACTCCTTACACTTTTATCAAAAATCCTGTTATAATGCGGCATGGACTTAATGATAGACATCGAAGGTTTGGCAACAGGCCCTGAGACCACAATTCTAACCATTGCGGCTCAGGCATTTGATCCCTTGGGCACTGGCTATTACGAGCACAAATACTATGCTCGAGTTGACCTTGAAAGCCAAGAAAATCGCACCATTGAACAAGGCACCATAGACTGGTGGGCCACACAACCCGCAGCCGCACGGGACGAAGCGTTTAATGAACAAGGGCGTATTCCCTTGGACCAAGCCCTGGATGAACTTCATCGACTGTGTTGGAAATGCAATCGCATCTGGATGAACGGTCCCACCTACGATGCCAACATTCTTGAGCATGCCTACAAGAGTTACAGCAAGCCCCTGCCTTGGCAATATTATAAGATCTGTGATGCTCGCACGGTATATAAGCTGTACCCAGGGTTGCCCAAGCCGCCTACCAGCCATCATGCGCTGGAAGACTGCCGCAGACAAATTGACATGTTACAAGCAACCTTGACTTATTTGAATATCAAGGAACTGGCATGATCATTGGCATTTGTGGATTTATTGGCTCAGGAAAAGATACCATTGCAGACTA